CCGCCTTGGAATATCGCCAAGCTAACCGCGAACGTGGGCGCCAGGCCGCGGTCTGCGGCCCATCTGTCTATTTGCTGGTTTGTCTCGGTGTACTTAGGATTCTTTGGTTTGTAGTCGTGCACTGCTATGGCCCATGGTTTGCCTTGGTCTTCTCGCATAAGGCAGCCGCGCCAGGCCCAATCCAGTGCAAACCGGGTAGGCCGCGGGGCGTGGTCGGCGTCGTAGAATATGAGCCCAAAATGCTCGGGCGCCAGGCAGGGGAGTAGCCGGTGCAAGTCGCCGGCCATGGGCGCCACTCGGTCTAGCTCTAGGGCGGCCTCGATGTTCGCCAGCCACTTCGGTAATAGCTCGCTGCGTTTTCGGGGGCCGGCCACTGCTTCGGTAAAGGCGTCGCCTAGCCACGTATCGACGGTCACCACGTGCGCGGCCACTTGTCCGATAACGGTGGTGCTTAGGCCCTGCCAGCCGCCTACCTCGAGAACGTGCCGGCCGCGGGCTAGTTTGCTTAGGGCGGTCTGTTCATCGCGGTGCAGCCAGCCGGCGGGTTTGCGTGTGGTGCCGGTGCTCATGTTGTCGCCTTGGGTTTGGGTGTCGTCGCCGGTAGTTGGTAGCGCCACTCTCGCAAGTCGGCCGCGTAGAATTTGGCGGCCAGGTCGGCGGACTCTGGGCAGTAGTAGCCAGTCCAGGCCTTCTTGCCGGGTGATGGGTTCATGTGTGGCAGCGGGCCTAGTGGTGCAAAGGGCGGCCGTAATACGGTCTCCCAGTAATGGGCCAGGCCCTCGAAACGGTAGACGGCCTGCGGTTTCCGCCTGGCGTGGTCAATTAGTAGCTTGGCCGGCCGCCAGTGCCTGTCTACGGTCGCCGGGTCTTGGGTGCAAACCCATCTAGCCCAGTCTAGAAACGGGGCGTTGGGTGGCAGCGGGCATTTGCCGCGTAGTCGTTTCGCCAGGTCCTTCTGTAGTTTCTCGCAGTAGTTGCTCACCAGTCTATCGAACGGGTGGCGAACAAAAGTAAACAGCAACCGCGGCCGCCAGTCGTCGGGCACTTGCTCAAATGCGTTATGGCAATGGGCGTGGCCGCCATCTCGCACGGTGTGGCCATCGGTCTGCAATAAAGCGGCCTTTATGCTGGTGCAACCGCTCTTTGGCATTTCGATATATTCCAGGCCCGCGGCCTGGCTGACGTATCGGGGCGGGCGCCTCATTGGGCGGCCTCGTCCAGCTTGGGCCAATAGCCTAGCGGGCAGGTCTGGCTGGCTAGTTTCGCCTTGGCGGCCAGGTAGCAACCGCAAACCGCGCAGCGGGTATTGCGGCGCTGCGTGCAGGTGCTGCAAACCTTTAGCCGGGCCTCTAGCTCATCGGCCGTGCAGGTCTTGCCGGCGCTAAAAGCAAACCCTACCAGCGCTTTGCCTAGGTTGCCGGCTAGTTCGGTGGCCGGTGGCAGCTGCGGTTTGTCCTCGTCCAGGCGGCCCACCACGGTTAGGCCGTGCTGCTTCTCGGTGTGGCTGATGACTGACCATTCGGGACTGTCGGCCATGAAATCACGCAACACGGGAAGCAAACCGGGGCCGCCGTCTACGCCTGTTTCGCCGTGGGTCTGGGTGTCGTGCAGTACGATAAACCGCGAAACACGGGGGCCCCACTTCGCCAGCTGCTCGCGTAGCACTTGGGCGCGGTGTTCGTCGTCGATAAATAGTAAGTCGGTGGCGTCCTGCGGGCCCTCGGTGTGCGGTCCTTTCTTGCGGTGCGTTATCTCCACGTCTACGCCATCGGCGCGGGCGTACTCAATCGCTCGCGTTAGAGTCCTGTCGTTTTCGATCTGGTAGCTAACTAGCGCCGCGGGCCTGGCGGATAGTAGCGCTACCGTAGACTCGCGGCGCTTCGTTATTTCGGTGACGTGGCCAACTTTGCCGGCCAGGTCGCGTAGCGTTGGCAGGTGCTGGTCTAGGTCACGCGGTAGACTGGCCAGAATTGCGTATAGCGCGTCCAGTGTGTCGGCGTTGTCGAGCTGCTTAGTGGCCTGGCAGCCGCCGCACTTTCTCGGCTGGCCGGTGGCTAGTGGTTCGTCGTTGGTTATCGGGTCGTCGGTTAGGTGTTCCCAGTTGGCCTGGGTTAGTTGGCCATCTAGAACGAAATGCTCATGGATGGGATCAAGCGATAGGCCTAGTTCGTCAAGTTCTAAGACATAATTGCGGACCTTGTTATAAAGCGTTAACGGGTAGGGTACGCCATCCGGCCGGCCGAATCGGTGCAGCCACTTTAGCCAGGGTAGGCAGATAGCGCGGCCGCCCTGTTGCCGGTATTTCGTGTGAATGTATAGTTCTTCGCCGCCAAACCCTTTGGCGTGTTCATTGAATCCAGGCCAGCTATCTACGCGGGCTGAGAATACGCCTAGCCCGCAACCTGGAATAGCGAAGGGCGCGTCGGTGTCTGATTCGCCTAGCGGGTAGAATCCTAGGGCGTGCAGGGCCTGTTGGTGGTTCGCCCATGGCAGGGCCTCGGGCAGGGCCTGGTCGCAGTTATAGCAAGCCGTGATTGGTACCTGCGTCTCTAGGCTGCGAAACTGCACCACGTCGCCGCCGTCTCCGGTGTGCTGGACGGTCGCCAGGTGCACGCCTTTGGGCCCGCAATTGCATCGCCAGGCCTTGCCCCAAGTTCCCCACATTTCGCCGCGCCAGGCGTCGTCAAAATGGGTCGTTACGTCTTGCGGGCGGGTTTCGCCGCGGCGCATGTGCAAGTAGCCGCGCAGGGTGTCGTAGATAAGCGGGCCGCTGTAAATATCGGCCCGCGGTTCGTCGGTGTCGTACCAATCCAGCAAGCGGTCTAGCGTGCCGGGTGGCAGCAAGACGTGGCAGTCCATGACAAGAACGGCCGGCGCGGCCGCTTCCTCGAATATCTTCTGCCGGGTCGCGCTGGTGCCGATGTCGTCTTTAAGGTGCACCACGCGGGCGCCGGCCAGGCCGACTTGGGCAAACTGGTCATCCTGGCCGGCCTCGTCTCGCCGGTCGTCCCAAGTCTGCGAGTTGGGGTTATACGTGCGGCCGGCCATAGCGCCGTTTATTAGGCCGCCGGCCATCTGGCTATGCGGGCTGCCGATGCTGTTATCCACCACGATTAGCTCGCAGTGTTGCATGGCCTCGGGGTGGTGTAGCCGCAAACTCTGTAGCGTGAAATAGAGCCCGTGATAGTCGGTATGGTGCGCCATACCGATGGTTAGCCTAGGCTGCATGGCCGGCCTCGCTGGTTTTGGGTGTGTGTGTTTTTCGCCGGTCGCAGTGTATCAAATAGCGGCTACTTCTGCAGTACAAAGGTGGCCAGCTGAATTAGCACGGGCACAATAATTACCAGCGCAGCTATCACTGCGTAGGCGCCGCGGCTGAAGGCGCGGTCTCTGTCGTGGCCTTTGCTGGCCGCGGCTATCGTGCAGATTTGGGCCTCTACGCGGTCGGCGCGTAGCGTGGCGGCCTTGTGGGTTTCTTCGCAGCGCACCAGGTGGGACTGCAGACTGCTGGCGGTTTCGTGGGCGGTTTCGTGCATTTCCTCGTTCCACTTGTGTTGAGCTGCCCACCAGGCATCCAGTTTACCCGTTTCGCTCGCTATTCGCCGTTCTAAGTCGGCCAGCCGTTCCGCGGTCGTCTTCGCCATCGTGGCGGCCTCGTTATCGTGTTGCGTCGTGCGTTTCTACGGTGGCGGTAGCGTGGAAGTGCCTTCTGTTACTCCTAGGCCGCTGTTACCGCAGCAGTCGGTTAGCTGCATTTGGTTCGCGTGGCTGCCAGTCCCGCGGGGCCGCCGGCATAGGCTACCGTCCTGGCCGCAGCTGCAATTGTCGGTAACCTTTACCCATCGGCCAGGCGCGGGCCATTGCTGCCATAGCCAGGCGCAATGGCCACATGCGTTGGGGTCGCAGGTGGTGGTGGTGGTCGGGCCGGCCGTGGTGGTGGTGGTGGTGGTCGCGCAGGGGCCACAGTCGCAATTGACGCAGCGGGCGTCCCCGGCGCATGTCAGCGTACCGTCTAGGCAGCTGTTATAGGTCGATGGGTCCGCGCCCATGCAAACCGCGGCGCTTGGTGGGGTGTCACAGTATACGCCTGTATCTTCGACTTCCCACGTTCGGGTTACGATGTTGCAACGGTATTGTATACAGCAATCGTCATCCGCGCAGGTCATGGCCGCGCACGGGGCGCAGGTGGTGGTGGTCGTCGTGGTGGTACACTCAGTGCTACCGCACGGGCAAGTTATCATTTCGCCTAGGTGTGCGCAGTCGCAGGGGCTGGCCGGTGCTAGGCAGGGGTCTGGCTCACCGCAGCAGTTATCAGGTTCTTGCAATTCCCAGTAGGGAAAACAGCCAGGGCCGGCCGTCGTTACGCCAGTGCAGCAACCGGGCGGGCTATCGACGCACTTCCAAAAACGCTCGCCGCTGCCAGGCGTGCAGGTCGTGGTGGTCGTGGGGCTGCCGGTCGTCGTGGTTGGTCCGCCGGTGCTGGTTGTTGGGGCGGCTGTCGTGGTGGATGTGCTGGTCGTGGTGGGCTGGCAGGGAATCCAGCGGGTTTCGCAAGCCGCGCCGCCGTCGATGGCCGGGTAGGCGCAATTGCAGCCGGTGCGGCATAGGTCCTGCACCATAATCCACTCGCTACTGGTGTGCTCCCACTCCCACTTGCACTGATGGCAGTCGCCGGTGGTGGTGGTCGGCTGGCCGGTCGTCGTCGTGGTCGTTGGGTAGCAGACATTTGCGCAGGGGTCGATAGTGGTAGGCGGGCTGCCGCAGGGCGTGCGTTCGGGGCCGCAGTTGTTGCCGGGTACGCTCGGCGGCTGGCAGGTGCAATCTATTATGCCGCCACTCTCGCACTGCCAGGTGGTTAACTTCCACTCGCTCGAGTCGGGCAACCACCAGTATTCGCAATAGCCCGTGCACCAGGGCGCGGGGGTCGGCGGTGGTGGCGGTGGTGCTACGCAATTGGTGCTCTGGGGCGTGCAATGGTCGCCACCGTCAACGGTCGGACTCGGGCAAGGGCAGCTGGCCGGGCAACCGTTTAGAATGTTCACCCACCCTAGGCCGCCTAGGTTGTTTGGTAGCCATTGCCAATTACAGCTGCCGCTACAATCGTCGGGCGCGTCGGTGGTGGTGGTAGTGGTGCCGCTGCAGTCGCAGGTGGTGGTGGTGGTCGGGCTTACTGTCGTGGTGCTGGTCGTGCCGCAGCTGGGCGGTACGTTTACCTCTTTCGCGCACCAGGTTATGGTCTTTTCTTGGTCAACCACTCCACAAAATGGCGGGTAGAGGCAATTGCAATCCGCGGTGGTGGTCGTCGTCGGGCTGCCGGTCGTCGTTGGGCTGGCGGTGGTGGTGGTCGCCGCTTCACAGAAACAGTTGCGCAGGTCGGGCGCGGCCGTGGTGCTAGTGGTGGTGGTCGCCGCGGCGCAACCGTCGCTACTAATCCGCCAGTAATTGCCGGTTTCCTCCCATAGCCATTCGCACGTCCCATCACACTGCATTCGTGGTACGGGCTGCCAGGTGGTGGTGGTTAGCAGTGGGTTTATAGTGGTGGTTGCGCTACTGCAGGGGCCCGATAGGACCACTGCGCATAGGTGTAGGCCGGTCGTGCCGGGCTGCCACAGTATTCGGGTGGTGCCGGTTTCGTTGGACGTAAAATACGTGCTTGCTTCCACCACGTCGCAGCGGGTGTGGCGGGTGTTGGTGATGTTTACCCATGCTCGCACCACGCCTGATACCTGCAGCTGGTCGATCCCGTTTTCGGGTATCGGGCGCGTTAGTACGCCATAGCAACCGTTTGGGCCTTTTGGGATAGCCGCGGTAAACCATAGATGTCGGGGCTGGAAGACTAGATTATCGCAAACCTCGAGCACTTCGCCGCGGGCCCTGTCGGCGCAGCTATTGTTGCGGGCCTTTATGGTGTCGGTCGGGTAGTAGTCTGGGTTTGGCCCTCGCTCGTCTCGCAGTTCGCGGCGGCTCTGGTAGTCGTTTAGCGCGTCCTGCAGGGCGTTCCAATTCCTTGCAGAAATGGAATCAAGGGGCTCGCCTGGCTGGAACTTTTCGCCGGTCATTTATCCGAATCCTAGGGCCGCTGCAAAGTCGAGCGTTTGGTAGATGCGTTCCACGTACACCCATTGGGGGCGCTTTACGGGGGCGGTGCCGACTGTGGCGTCCTCGTAGCTAATCCACGCGTGCTCCCATCCTTTTTTCGCCACGCCTGTTACGTTGCCGAAGGTCTGGCCTGTTAGGTTCTCACTCATAGCGAAGGCATAATTGACGCTTACATCGGCCTCGGTTCCTTCGCTGCCAGTCGCGCCTAAAAATAGCACTTCGCCAGGCGCGAAGGTTAGGAACGTGGTCGAATTTACTCTGCCAGTCCAGCGGGCCAGGTTCTTTATCTGGGCCATGTTCATGTGGCCTTGAGGGTGGGTAAATGCGGCCTGCACTTTTAGCGCGGGTATCGTAATGTCTACGCCGCCTATCTGATCGCCGTTAACTCCGATGGCGCCGCCCATATCGGGCGCGGTGGCGGCCGCGGTGCTGGCCGTGTATCGGTTCACGGTCTGCAGGCTATTGGTGATGTGTACCGTACCGCCCGTGGTGTCAAAGGATAGCGTTACCTGGCCGGTCTGCTTCTTTCGTGGGCTATATGGGACTTCAACCTCCCACAAATTATAGCCGCGGGGCGTGACGCGCAGGTCTTGCCTGTAGATAGTCCCTTTTCGGTGCGCGATAATGTAGGGCGTCGCGCCTACTGCGTAGTTTTGCACGTAGTCGCTATCGTTCGATCCGGCCGCGGTATATATGCGGGTCTCCGCGGGCGGGACTTGTGAAGTCGAGCGACTAGAACGGCTTTCGGTGAATCTAAATACCATGGCCTGGCGTTTTTACGTGCCGCTGAATTGCGGGCCGCCCTTTCGTCTAATCGCTGCGATGTCGTCGGCCATGTTTTCGCCGGCCTTTCGGTGTTTGGCCACGTCGTTGGCCATTCGTTCTACCGGGCCACCGCCACCGCTCGCCAGCCGCTGCAGGGCGGCCGCTGAGAATGTGCCGGCCGTACTGGTCGCCGCCAGGGCGCCGGCTATATCGCCCTCGGCCCCTAGTCCCGTGCCGCCCGCGGCGGCCTTCGCCACTTCCTTGCGTTTCTTCTCGGCAGCGGCGGCCGCTTTCGATGTCAACTCTTTAAGGCGGGCCCGCTCGGCCTCTAGTTCTTCTCGGAAAGCCTCCGCGCCTGGTGCGGCTGCGCTGGCCGCGGCCGCGCCGGCCTCGTCTGCGGCCGCTTGGAAACTCAAGACCATATTGTCTAGGTAGTCGTCGGCCTTCGTCTGTAGGGCCTGCATTTGCTTATCTACGTCCGCCAGGGCCTCGCCCATGGGGTCGCCTTTTATGCCTAGCTTCTGGTTTAGGCGCCTGGCTCGCTCGGCCTCTGCTTGGATGTCTACGCCTGTGATTTTGTTCATTATCGCGCCGAAGACTCCGCCCTTGCTGGCCTTCGTTAGTAATGACTTCGCCAGGCCGCCCACTGCGGTTGTCCAGACTTCAACCACTCGCTTGGCCATCTTCGCCGCGGTGCCTACCGTCCAGGCCGCAAACTGGGCCCATGCTTTGCCTAGGCCCTTCATGGCAATATCCCACGCCTTGGAAATATCGCCGCGACTAAGGGCGCCCGCTATTCCGTCAAAAATAACTTTCCACTCGCCGGTGATTAGGTTGCTAATTCCGGCCATGCCCTCGAGCCACACCACGTATAGGCCCTGTACGGCTATCTGGCCAGCTAGGGCCAGGTCGCCGCCACTTATCGCGTCTACGATGCCTTTGATGGTGGTTTTTACGGTCTCGAAAATCTGGCCGAAAGTCTCTTTAATCTGTGCCATTACCTTCTGGCCGCTGGCCGTAAACTTCGCCCATGCCACCACGGCCGCCACCAGGGCCGCCACCACTAGGCCCGCGGGTGATATTAGCAAGGTTAGGGCCGTGCCGATGAATCCGATGGCCGTGGCTATCGCTGAGAATCCTAGGCCTAGGGTAACCGCGGCTATTCCCACGCCTGAAATAGCCGCGCCGGCCACCACTAGGCCGGCGCCTATCGCTGCGATGGTCAAGACTAGTGACTTGTTTTCTCTGATCCACCGGCCTGCCGCCACCGCAATACCCTGCACCAGGTCTAGGGCCTGCAGTACCGCGGGCGCCAGGGCCGCGCCGATTTCAAATACGGTCGCGGTTAGGGTGGCCTTGAGTCGTCCGATAGCGTCGGTTACCGCTGCGGCCGCTGCGGCCTGGTCGCCGGTCTTCGATAGGCCTAGGTCGCGGGCCTCTTTGCGCAGTGCTTTGATTCCGTCTACGCCCTGATTAAGGAAGGGTGTAATAGCCTTGGCTTCGTCGCCAAATACTTCAAACGCCAGTTGCGCCCGCCGGCCAGGGTTTTCTACGCCTTCCAGCGCTCCCACCAGCGCATATAGCCGGTCCTCGCCTCCCATGTTGGCCAGGTCGGTTGCGCTTAGGTTCAACTCGTCCAGCGCTCGCACGGCCGGGCCGGTGCCGGTGGCTGCGTTCGCTATTCGCCTGGTGCTCCTAAATAGCACGTTTCCTAGCTGGTCTATATTCGTGCCGGTGGCGTTCGCTACGTGCTCGAGTTCCGATAGAGCACTAACGGATAGCCTGGTCCGGTTCGACATTTTATCTAGCTTGTCGCCGGCGGCCGCAAAGTGGGCCACCGCTGCCGATAGCGGCGCTAGTAGGGCCGCGCCGGCGCCCGATACTCCGGCGCCAGCTACCATGGCCGATTTCCCCCATGACTGCAGCCGTTTGCCGGCCTGGTTTAGGCCTTTAGATAGCGCGTTCTGCTTTACGAATAGTTCGACATAGGCGCGGCCGGCGCTGATGTCTTTTCTACCGGCCATGGTTCGGCCCTTTGTCCTTTAGTATTCCCAATTGGCCGCGGGCGTTCTCTACCGCGGTTTTCATGGCCTCGCCGTCGTAGTCGTCTGCGTCTGGTGCGGCTGGTCCTAGGTGGCCGCAACGTACAAACTCGGCCAGCTGATCCGATGTAGCGCCGCCAAATAAAGCCAGGGCCACCAGGTTAGCCTGGGCCACAACGTGGCCGCGGGCGGCCTGCTGGCTGGCCGTCCGCATAACGTGCAATTCGCGTAGGGTTAGCCCGCGGGGGCTGATTCTGAGTTCTCCGGCATAGGTGTAACAGAGTGTAACCGGGTCAACTGGGTTTGCACCGCGGAATCCATCGCGCGGGCCATCTCGGTCCGCACTTGTTCTTCTAGCTTCGTCGAATTTACTTTGTCTATCGCCATCTCTAGGCCCATCGTCTGTATTTTCTGCGTCTTCTGGCAAAGGGCTCGCCATAAGGATCTGCGCCGCGGTGGGGTAAAATTTTCGATGGCGTCCAGTAGCGCCATATATGCGTTGTCGAGCACTTCGCCGGGGCCTAATGACTTGGCGAAGGCCGCCGCGTTTACGCCTTTGGTTTCGCACTGGTCTAGTAGCAGGCAGTGCAGAACGTCAACTTGTAGCACTAGGTCTGCGTCTAGCCGCTGCCAGGCGGTGGGGTCGGTGATGTTGGCCAGGTCTAGGTCGTAGGTTTCTCGCACTCGCTGAATCATTACCGCGTCTAGCGTGAGGTCCCACTGCTCGCCGTGCGCGTCGGTGTATACGGGGGTCGGTGTTCTGTCGTCCATTGCTCGCCTAGTGGGTTTGGGTGTCGTCTGCTGCAGCTGCCGGGCTGCCGGTTGTCGTCGTCCGTGTCTTCTTCCGTTTCCTAGTGGTGGTGGTCGTGACGCAGCCGCGCGGGGTTAGGCATTGCTCTGCGTCGTTGAATAATCCTAAGCCTCGCAGTTCGTTGATACAGTAGGTGATGCGGCCAGGCCCTCCCAACTTACCGGCCAGGGCCTTAGTGATTTCCGCCACCGTTCGGCCGGCCTGCAGCTGCTCTAGAATTTCCGTTTCGGCCTGGTCTAGTGGTCGGGCGGGTTTCATTGGTGCGCACCTTTTAACCTTTTTAGGTTGTATCTTCTAGGCTGATGATAATTAGCCGGCTGTCTCCACTGCTCGAGCCATTCGCGCACTTTAGATCGGTGATCGGGTTGCCTGTAAAATCGTTGGTGTCGCCGGCTACTATGTCCCAAGTGTAGGCTTTGTTTGGTTCTAGGTCTTGCTCGTGTATCTCGGCCGCGCCGGTGTCGCGGAATTGCACGTGCGCCTCTCCGGTGTCGGTGTCGTCGTCTAGCTGGTGCTCTACGCCTAATAGCTGCACTTTGTCGCCATCTATATTGCAAACTGCGTCCACTTGTTCCGTGATAACTAGCCCGCTGGTTGCTACGGGTAGGTTATCGCCGCTGCCGCCTGAGAATGGAACGGATAGGCCGGCCACCGTGCCTACCGTGACGCCATAGCGCACGCCAGGCGTGCCGCCAACGTCCCAAAATACGTTAACGGTCATCCCGGTGGTTATCGAATGGGTGGCTTCGTCCATGGTGGCCGTGCCGATGGTGGCGCTAGTTCGCGTGGTGAGTTCGCCGCCGTCGCCCTTGGGTAGGTCAATAACCCATTCCTTTAGCACTTCGCCGGTGCGGACTCGGCCGCGGCCTACCACTTGCTGCGCGCCGGCCATCGTCTTGGTAATGCTCGCCTGCGGCATAGGTCAACTCGGTTGGAGGTTGCGCAGCCGGCCGGACCAATACCATGCCGGCCGGCGGGTGCTACGCAAAATGTTACGGCGCCGCGGTCGTGGTGCTGTTCTGCGTTCCCCATGATGGGACTCGGCCGTTCTTGTCGGTCGGGGTCGCCTTCACTTTAATACGCTGCGCGTCTCGCAGCGGTTGGGACTCGTCCAGGCTTAGGATAAAGTCGGCATCCACACCCCAGCCGCCATAATCGTCCGCGGTCACCAGGGCCATGCCAGTGCCGGCCACCACGGCCGCGCGGGCCGCGGCTACAAAGGTGCTACTCTCTTTGTTCGATACTTCAAACTCAATCGAAAACTTGACGCCAGCCACGTCTGCCAGGTCGAAGATGCTGGCGCGGTCGCTTACGTCGCCCTCGGTGCTTTCGATGTTGTAGCTAACGTCTCGGGCCTCGGTTAGCTCGGTGGTGGCCGTCGCTCCGATAGCATCCCACATTAACTTGCCAGCAAAACCCATTCTTTTCTTGGCCATAGCCGTTACCTCGTTTGGTTTCGTTTGGTTGTCTAGTTGCCGCCTATGGCGCCTTCCCAATTGGCCGCAAAGCGTTCCGCGCCTAGCTCGAGTGCTGGGCCCATCACTGGCCGCTGTGGATACTTTCCACCGCGGTAGCTGCCGCCGTGTTCGTGGGCCTGGCCGCTGGTTCCGATCACACTGGCCCGCGGTCCGATTATCGCGCCGTCTTCGTTGGCGTCGTATACGATGGCCTTACGATAGGCGCCGCGCTGGGTTCGCACGGGGCTACCGGCGGGGGCGGCCTGGTGCACGGCGCGGCGCACTTTTTTACCGCCCTTGCGCCGGCCGCCGGTCTTCTGGCCTTTCGGGGCGGTCTTGATACTCGCCCTGGCGGCCTTTCGGGTGCTCGCCGCGCCGTGCTGGAAGCTGCGAAACTTGGCGGACGTTACCGGCGGACTCTTCGCGCCGATGGTTTTCACAAAGTTAACCGCGCGGGTGTCGATCTTCACTTTTAGCACTATTCGGCCCCTATCGGTTTTGTCCAGTCGTGGGTGGTCTTTATAATGCTTGTCCACTGCCGGAATTCTCGCAAGTGTTTGCGAATAAAGGGCGCTTTATACTCTACCTCGAGCCATACGGCCTGCGTTTGCGTGGTCGGCCTGTCGGCTGCGAATAGTTCGTGAATCTGCTCGGTTAGTAATGAGAGTGCGTCTAGTGATGCTCTCGCTATTCGGCCGGTTCCGCTGTCTTGGTTCGCCTGGCCAAACCGCTGGCGAATTCCTATATCGGTGCCCAACGTATAGACTAGCTCGCCGCGGTCATTTAGCTCGCTCGTCACTTCACTCGGCACCACGTCAATATTTAGCGTGTCTAGGTCTTGTAGCTTCTCGTCCCAGTCGGCCCAACTGGCGGCCGCGGTCACCGCCACTAGGCCGCTGGCGTTTACCGCGGCGGCTATCGCGTCGGCTAGTTTGGCCTGTATTGCTTCTCGGGCCATGGGCTAGGCAATCCGCTTAGTGCGTATGATGTAGCTATCGCCGCCGGGGTGTTCTTCCACGGCGCGGTCGCTGCCGTTCGGTGTAATTTCGTGCTGCTCGCCGGTTAGCGTATCGCTCGAGTCCACTAGCTGCAAAATATCGCCGGCGCGGGGTTCCACTGCAACCGAGATAACCAGGTCCGCCTTTAAGGGGTTCCACGTGCGCCGCTCTATCGCGGTCCCTAGGGCGTCCTCGTCTAGGTTTACCTCGTCAATAATGCGCGAGAACGGGCAGGTAAAGGTGGCGCTGGCCGCGCTGCCGGTGCGTTTCAGCTGCACGCGCACGCCAAACTGTTTAGACAGTATCGGCGCGGCGCTTACGCTGAATTGCTGATCGAATTCGCTAGGCATTGGGTCACCAGTAAATAGCGGCCCGCGGGTTTATGGGTGGGCCAGGTCCATTGCCTGCGTTAGGCGGTCACGCCTGTAAGTTGCTGGCTGCAATTCGCGTGCAGAATTTTGACGGCCCGCTTGTTGCGTGGTCGCAATACGCTGCCGCGAACGGGTTCGTCTCGGTACTCGTCCATGATGAGAGACGCCAAACCGCCATCATTTACGCCAGGCAGCTGCTCGCCGTTCTGGGTTGAGAAAACAGTGCGGCCCCATTGCGGCGATGGGTTTTCTAGGTCGCCCTCGAGCCCATCATTCTGCACCACGCAAAGATGCGCCTTGGTGTCGTCCCATACTCGGGATAGGCTGCCGGTCTGGCCGCGGTCTGCGGTGTTCTTGAATCCGCGGGCCACCAGAATTCGGTCAACTTGCAGCAGGTCTTTGAGCCCGCTCATGATCTCGCTGACCATATTCTGATTCTGGCCGTTGTTTAACGCTACCAGTAACTCGCTGGCGTCGTACTTTAGCAAGGCTTCCAGCCGGTCGGTTCGGATCATCGCGCGGAAGGCCTTGCGGGTAACCTGCAGCGTGTTGGCGTTCTCGCCGCAAGCTGCTTCCAGTCGGTCATGCGCGGCGTCGATGTCGGCCACGGGGTCTGCGGTGGCCGCGGTCGTCCAGGCGGTGGTGGCCGCCGTGCTGGCGCCATTGTTGCCGGCCGTCTCGCAAGCCGCTGCAATGTCGAATTCGAGCCGCTGCAAAACTCGGTTGATAGCTCGGTTGGTTGCGATAAACTCGGCCCGCACCACGTCGCCATAGCGTTCAACCGTTGCATCGTCTACCACTTCCTCTACGCCGTGCTCTTTGCAGGCATAGCTGTCGGTCGTCCAGTCCCAACTATCTCGGCCATATTCGGCCTTGGGCGCGCGTTCGGTGTCTTCCGTCTTCGTCAGCAGGCTTTCAAGTTCGACCTTGGCAAAGTCGCTGGCCTCTTTCGCCACTCCCAACGGGGGTAGCATCTGCAGGCCGATAAACTTACCGGCGTTCGCCGCTAGGTTGAATTCGCCATACGAAAACGACAAGTCTAGCCGGGTAATGGCTGTGCTAGGTGCGGCCATGGTTTTACGTCCTCACATGTTGTAGTTTGCTGGTTGTTCGGTTTAGGTCGGGTCTTGGTCCGTGTTAGGCGCCGGTGGCGGCCGTGCTGTTAGGCAAAGCATAAACCACGGTCATACGGGTACGGCCGGCGGTGCCGTCTTGGCCGCCGGTGGTCACCACGCCGCTGATAACTCGCGCGGTGGCCAAATAACGCCGGCGGGTGTGGTCGCCGGCTGTTTCGCCGCCGTCCAGGTCTGCACCTTCTTTTCCGCCGGTCAATCCGAAACTGATAGACTCGCCGGCCAGCAAGTCGGTGGCCTTGAGATTAACGGCTGTGTAGATGCCATTCGGGTCGGTGGCGTCTCCAACGTCCAGTAAAGCGCTGGTGCCGTCGTCCCACAATGCCACTGCGTGGACGATAACGTCCAGCAAGGTAGCGCCTGCGGGGACGTTTACGCTGCCGGTGTAGGTTGTGTCGCCGTCCTCGGTGAACGTCACCTCTTCGGCCACGATAGCGCCGCCCGCGGCGCTGCTGGCTGGCAGCCGCAAGACTTCGATTTCGCTACCGTCGCCGCTGGCCGCTTCTAGGGCAATTCCCCAACGTGGGCCGCTGACCGTCGCGGAAACTTTGCCGCTGGCAGCTGCGTAGACTTCTGCGTACTGCGTAATAGCGCCGGCGGCCACCGCTCGTACTGATCCCGCTGCGTTAGTCAATCGGACGGCGCCTTTTGTATCGCCGGCCAGGCTTAGTTCCTCCATGACTCCGATTTCGTCGTCAGTAATACCGGCCGCGGCCAGGTTGCTACTGGACAGGTGCACGCGAATTCCGCGGCCTAGCGCGGCGTTATTCGGAAAGCTGCGAACGTCGCCATATACTTTAGCGGTCATAGTTCCAAGTCCTCGGTTTGGTTCGGTTGGTTAGGTCGGTTGGGGTCGGGCGGGCCAGGGCCAGGTTAGCTGGCCGGCTGTTCCTCGAGTTTTTCGATAATCTGGCGCTGGCGTTTGCGGCCGGGGTTCGTGGCCAGTAGATAGGCTGCGTGCAAGTTCGGCTGGCGGGCCGCCACCGTGCGGATAGCCTGCGTTCGTCGTTCGCGGTTGGGGTTCGCTCCGCAAATAGCCGTTACGGCCTGGTTGAAGTCCTCCACTGCGTTACCGCTTTGGCCCTGGTCCGCCGCAGCGGCGCTGGCCGTGGTTAGCGGTGGGTGGCCAATAGCCAGCGGGCTGGCGGGCGGTGCGGGCGTGTCTTCCGGCTGTTCGGCCGCGGCCCGCAATTTCGCGTTTTCGTCGGCCTGCAGGTTGGCGAATTGAATTGCCGCCGTCTGCAGGTCGTTGCCGGCTACTTGCTGCTCCTCTCGCCAATCGGCCGTGCTACTCGGGAAGTTGTCTCGCAATTCTTGTAGGGTTGCGGCTGCCATGTTCTTTTCGCTTTCTTTGTCGTCGGCTGCGTCGTCCTCGTCGGTCGGTCTCTTGTCGGCCTCTTCGGCGTCGTCTTCGTCGGGCGGACTGTCCGCGCCTTCGTCGTCTTCGTCGTCTTCGGCGTTAAAGAATACCTGAGACGTGGCAGGCCGCGCGCCTGGTCTGTCAATTGCAGCCAATAACGTCTGATAGGCTGCGTCGAAAGTTCCGATCTCGTCAATTAGGCCTAGGGCCTGCGCTTCGCTCGCCGGGTGGATGCGGCCGTCTGCTAACTTTGCCGCGGCGGCCGGGGTCATCCCGCGGCCGCGGGCCACCAGGTTTAGGTAGCTCTCGTTGAGGCTTTCAACTATGCGTTGCATTTCGTCTAGCTGGGCCTTGGTTACGGGTGTGCCGGGTGTTCCCATGCCTTTGAATTCGCCGGCCTTCACTACGTGCACTTCCACGCCTAGCTGGGCCGCCCGCTCGCTAGAATCCACCACTACCGCAAAAGTGCCCATGGCGCCATATAGGCAGCTGCTGCAGTTCGCCGTGATCCGGCCGGCCTGGCTGGCTACAGATACGCCAGCGCTGGCTACCATGTCCTCGGCAAAGGCGTGGACAGGTTTCGCCAGGGCAAACCTGGCTACCTCGTTGGCCAGGTCGCTGTTACCCTTGGCCGTTCCCCCTGGCGTGTCCATGATTAGCATAGCCGCGCGGACTGTCGGGTCTTTCCTGGCAGCTGCCAATTGCTGGCGCACTCGCACGGTGCTAGTGCCGGCCTGGGCGCTGCCGACTGCCTTCATCGTCGGCCCGCTGATCGGAATTAGGGCCACGCCGTCTGCGGTCATATCAAACGCGCGGCGGGCGTTCCTCGAAACGGCCACCGCTTCGTTGCGAGGGTCGCTGGTATGCGCTCGCAAGTCCAGGCTATTTATACGCTCAACCATCGGCGTAAATACCTGCGGATAGACTGCCCAAACGCCAAAATAGTCGGCCAGGTTCGGCACTCGTGCGCCGATAGCCTGTGGCATAATGCTAGCCGGTTCTAGCGTGCTGAACGTCTCGAGCTGCTGCAGGTTGCTAGGCACTTTGCGGCCCTCCGTTATTGCTGTTGTTGGGTGGTGGTGGGTCGCCGGCGGCCATCGTGAGCTGCACGCCAGTGGCGCTTCCACCGCCATAGCGTAACTCGGCCGCTACCTTTGCCACGTCTAGTTCTAGGTCGCCGTTTGCCGCGACTATTCCGCGGGCGGCCTCTAGACTCTTGGCAAAATACTCGCCGCGGTCGGCTAGAATTTCGTCGTCTACCTCTTCGATGTCTTGGCCGCGGGTGGCTAGGATCTCCCGCCGGCTGCGTAGCTGCCTATTCTCGGCTAGGTTCTCGGCCGCGGCGTCCTCCATCGGCTTAACGTAGGGCCATCCTTTGGGCCTAAACTGCACGCGGTCTAGGTCTCGGCCAGCGTCTACTGCGGCGGCTAGTCTTGGGTCGTATTCGTGGTGGCCTTGTGTTGTCCACTGTCGTAGCTTCCAGCGGTACGTGGGCCGGTGGCGGGTAGCAATAACGTGTCGCTGCAATTCTTCTAGCCGCAATTTCACCTGGTCAAAGGTCATCCGGCCGCCGTGAAAGTTCGTTAGGCTGCCGTCTAGTAGCAAGAATGATAGGGGCAGGTCTAAATTAACGGCCAGCATGGTTAGCAGTAGGGCGGACTGCTCGAAGTAGCCGCTACCGGGCATGTTGGCATTCCAGCCTTGCAAGTCCCAACCGCGGGGCGTCTTGAATACTTGCGCTGGCTCGCCTTGCTGCTCCACGATAACCGATTCCAGGCCTAGGCCCATCTCTTCGGCAAAGCGGTCGCCGGCCTGGGGCAGTTCTTCGCCATCCATAACGGGCGGGCCAGGCGGGCCGGTGCTGGTCATTAGGTAGCTAATGAGGCTACGGCGCAGTGCGCTTTTGATGTGCGCGTAGTTTAGATCGTCAAAACCGTTCATTGCGTCGCGCGGCGGTGATAGCCGGCTGATTCCGCGGCGCTGGCTAAATCGGTGCGTGAATCCGGCATAAAAGGCTAACTGGTTGCCGGCCGGGTCGTATTGTTTATAGAAGTGGGTGCCGGCCTGTCGTGTCACGCGGTTTAGGTAGCTCAAACTGGCCGGGGTGACGTGCCAGCCTACCGTGCGGCCGTTTCGCACTTCCGCGCCGTGCATAATTCCGTTCTGCGATTGGCCGGTGGACTGGTGCAGGTAGGGGCTGCGTATGTGGTGCGCTTCCCAAGTTTGCAGGGCGCCCATGGCCAGCGGTATGTGCAAAATATCGCCGTCCACCACTTCGTTAAAAAACGACTGCGAAACGATAGAATTAAAGTCGCGGGCCATCTCCCAATCGCATAGCCGCTTGTCGCCGGTCCAGTGGAGCCATTTTTCCTTTAGTAGCCGGTCTAGCGGTTTGTCGCCGGTGGCCGGGTCTAGCCGAATCTGCGTCAAGCGTAGGTTAGCGATTAGCCGGTTTACGGCCTGCTCCACCAGGGGGTGGTTCCGCACGGCCGCCCTGGCTCGCTCCATCATTAGGTAATAATTGCGGGCCGTTCCGTAGTGGTAGTCTGCATCACTGCCTAGCGGGTCGATACCGGCCGGCGTGGGGTTCATCCGGTTTGACTCGCCAGCTAGATAGCTGCTTTGCGGGTCTTGCGGCGCGGCGGCCCGCTTGGCGTAGTGTTCGCGGTCCAGTTCAAGCAGTCGGTTTAGCGTCTCATGCTGGCCCTGTGCCGCGGGTGCAGTCTTCGCGGGCTGCCGGCCATTGGCGGGCAGGATAGGCCGGCCGGTGGTCGGCGGTTTGTGGCCGTTTCCGTTCGTGGTGCTCATATCGGGTTAACTGTTTCCCGTATAGCCGCGGAATGTCGAGAAGTCGGCGTGCGTTACGTTCGGGTTAGCTTTACGTTGGGCCTCGGTGCGGGTCCGGTTCGCCGCCAGCCAGGCCTGCGCGGCGCGTAGCTCGCCTTGCAGCACTTGCACATTAAATGCCACGGTCTCGCCGTCTCGGCCACTGCTGGCTGCGTAGTGCAACCGCCGGCGGATAGCGGCTATGTATCGCTCGGCCTTCGCGGTGTCGTGGTCGGTGTCGTAGTCGCTAGTGGCGGCTAAAACGGTTTCGATACCCGCTAGGGTGGTTAGGTCGTCGGCCATGGTCCGAATAATAGCGGGCCCGCGGTCGGCGGTAAAATCGGGCGCTACGGGTTTTTACTGGCTGGCGGCCGGTTGCTCTGCCGGCGGTTTCGGTTTGGCCTTGGCCGGCCGCTTGGCGGCTACCTGGCGGGCTAGTTCTTCTAGTAGCCATCGCACTGCGCCCTGCGGGTTGGTCACTCGCCGCGGGCCACGCCTGCAATTCGGGCCGCAGTTGCTGCACGCCTTTGCGTCGTCCAGGCCGGCCGCCAGCTGTCGCAGGGCCGTGCCCTGTTCTCGCGTTAGGTGTAGGTCTAGGTGCGTTCGGAATGGCGCCGCGTCTGCGGTGGTGTCCATCGGTGCGGCTATCGTTACCTTGCTCGGTGCTCGTTTTCGTTTGGCCATAGTCGTAATTCCTTACCAGCGGTTGCGCCCCATGTTGCCACCAGGTCGGCCGCCACCGCGGGGCCGCCTGGTCGGCGTGCGCTTTGCGGGTGGTGGTTCTAGCGTCTGCGCCGGCGGGGCTGCAGGTTTGGGTGGTGGTTTTGTTTTCGCCGCAGCTGCCGGGGCCGTCGCAGCTGTCGGCTGTTTCGCCGCCGTCTGTTTTACGTTGCGCAGTAGTTTAACGCCACAGATATTAGCGGCCACGTTCGCCATATAGCTGGCGTCTAGGTAGTGGTTGTTGTCTGATTTGGTCATCCAGTACCGCTTTAGCCGGCCGTCTACAATTTCTTCTACCTCGGCCTCGGCGGTAATATGTTTGGAATAGGCAAAGTGCCGCTTTCGGTGATCTCGGTTCTTGGGGTCGGTCGGTGCGCCGTGGTTGTGCATGGCGCCAACTTGGCCGGGGTCGGTTAGCCAGCGGTCATGTTCCCATGCTTTCCAGCGGTCTGCGTCCATGCCGACTAGCCAGACGCCCTGGCCCGCGGTGGGTCGGTGGGACATAAACCAACCGTCGCCACTTCTGCGAGTCGCGGTTTGGCCTTGGCCGTCTGAAAAGTTCGGTTTAGCGCAGCCGCCACTGCGCCCGAATCCCATGGCGGGCATTAGGCCGTGGCCCCACTCTTCGGTGGCCAGGTAGACGGCCTCGGTACGCCAGCCGGCGTCTACCAGCGCTAATTTTATCGGCAGCTGCTCGCCGCCCTCTCTCACGTAGGGGCTGTCCTGCCAGTCTTCCATGCGTTCTAAGATCGTGCGCCGGATGGCCAGGTCTAGGCCTTCGTCGCTGCCCACCACGGTGCCGTGCACTTCTTGGATGCCGTAGTCTATCGTGTACCCGGTGCCGTTTATCTCCCACGCGCGGACGGTCCAGTGCAGCGCTATTTTGCGCACGTCAATACCAGCGGTTAGGCATACCACGCCTGGCGGTATCCTCTTGCGCGGGTAGCCGCTTACCTGGTGCTGTACTCGGTAGGCGGTTAGGCCGGTGTCTAATGCGGCGGCCTCTTCGGGCGGGCTGTTGTCGTATTCGGTAGCCACTGCTTCTGCGCCAAGCCGGGCCACCAGGTTATAGTAGGCCTGCACTGCGGATAGCTCGGCCTGGCTGCCATCCGGTAGGGTGCTCTGGTCGTATCGGTTGGGGTTCGCCACTTCGTGGCCGCGGTCCATCTCGGCGCGGTTATCGATGTAGAATTGATGGGCGCCGCGGGCGTGTTCGTCGTCGCCCTGGCCGCTGGCGAATTGTTCAAGGGCCTGCAGTCGCATAGCCTGGTATTCTTCCCATAGCTCGAGGTTTGCCGGCGGTTTCACCATGAAACGGTGGCGTTGGCCTTTCCATGTGGGCTTTTGGGCCGGGTCTGTATACCAGGCGCTGACACACTCGGTGCGCTGAATCGTCGTTAGCATCACTCGAGCCATCGGCCGTTTTTGGCCGGCCAGGCCCGCAATATTGCGTTCTATCTTTCGCACCAGTTTGGCGGCCTGGTCGCTACTGTTTACGGTCTCGTCGGTGTCGGGGTCGTCAATTACGGCCACGTCTGGCCGCTGGTTGCCTACCTTTAGGCCGCGGACTGCGGCGTCTAGCCCGCGGGTGGCGAATATGCCGCGGCTACCAGGTGCGCCGGGGACTTTGGGCAGCTGTACGCGGCGTCCGCACCACTGGAATTTGCTAGAAACGGGGCCGTAGGGTTCGCCGGTGTCGTGGCGGTTGCCGCTTATGAGCTGGTAGTGCGCACGGTTCGGGGTGTTCTCTAGGGCCGCAACCGGGGTGCATACTTCGGGATAGTCGGCCTGCAGCCGTTTTGATTCGTCGTCTATGAAAAGTGCTTTCCACGTCGCTAGGCTGTTCTCTGCATCGCCGCCGGTGGCGCTGAACAATACAGCAAACCGAGATTGGCCGGTCAGAAGGGACCACGCTAGCACGCACTCGCATAGGGTCGTTTTACCTTCGCCGCGGCTGGCGGCTATCGCCTGGTCGCCGCCGTGAACCACGGCCGCGCGTAGCGCTTCGATCATGGCCAGCTGCTGCTCTGTGAAGGCGTCGGTAAAAATGTGGTGAAAGTACCAGCGTAGCCAGCGGGCTAGGTTCTGCTCGAGCATATCGCGCCGCCGGCGGTGCTCGCACGGTGGGACAATCACCAGGCGGGCGGTGGCCGCGGCCGCCCGTTTGCGGGCGCTATCCTTCGCGCGCACGGTGGGCCGCGCTCGCGGTGGCGCAGCTACGGCCTTCGCCGGTGGCGGTGGGGCGGTGGGAAACATATTACATTTCCGCCATAGTCTTGGCCGCGCGTAACGCTATAGCCAGGTCGCCTAACTCGAGGGCGCGGCGGTAGATTTCCCTATAAGCGTTTAGCGCCCATCCTCGCAGGGCCGCGGGGTCGGTGTTGGCGTCGTTGGCCAGGCTTTCGGCCACCGCGGTTAGGGTCGCCGCCTGGTCGGCGGTTGGGTGGTGGTGGGCCAGGGCCTCGCTGATGGAATCCATAGTCTGGCCGGCCACTAGCCAGGCTTTTACCTCGGCCACCACTGCGGCCTGGCTGGCTGTCGCAGCGGGCAGCTGCGGGTCTGCGGGCGTGGTTGGTTGGTCGTCTATCGCGCATCACTCCGCGGGCCTGGTCGGTATAACGTGCTTCTTGTTGAATTGGCCGGTTAGGCGCCGGGTGTTCTCGTCGGCGCACAACTGACTCACCCAACTACGATGAAACTCGAGCAAACCACGGTCTTGGCATATCATAAACTGCTCGGCCATCGCGCAGCTGCGTAGGTTGGCGCTGCCTTCGATCACGTAGGCGCGGCCGTCGTCCATCTCGAATAACTGCACCTTGGTATGGTTCCTGGCGCACTTTAGTACGCTGCCGCGGTCGTGCAATTCGCTCCATAGCTTTTGACATAGGCCAGGCTCTAGCGCTTCATGCAATACGCTGCAACATAATTCAACGTGGCCAATTCGGCCGGCGTCCATTTCTCGCAGTAGCGCCGCGGCGTTTCGCTTATTAAATCCTAGCGTGGTGATGTCGAGCCGTTCGCAGCGGGCGCCGGCCAGGTCAACCAGTGCGGGTATTACGTCGAAAAAGCAAAAAGTGCCGTTGATAATTGCGTGCAGGGCCTCGCCGGGGTCTGGCAGCCGTTTTAGTAGGTCGGCCGCTTTACGCACTCTCTGCAGGTCTTCGTGGCTATGTTTTAGGGCGGTGCGATAGTGGGTGTGCTGGCCTAAGATACCGCCTAGCGGTGCGTTCTTTATCAGTTCGCCTTTTATTTTGTCCTTCGTGGCCGCCCTGGCCTGCAGGCCGGCCGGGCCGGTGGTCGCGGGGGCGGCCCGCTGGGCCAATAGCGGGTTTTTGTGTCTCTCGATCATGTGGCAGGTTCGCCTTATTCCACGTAGGGCCCTTTTCTGGCGAATAGTACCACCACGGTGCGGTGGCCCTTTTCGACGGGCAGCGCTTCGTGGCGTGCTGCTCGGCCGGTGTTCCGCCACCACGTAAACCACCCTAGCTTCGGGTGCACGGCCGGCCAGCCGTTTTCTGGGAAGTATAGGCCGCCACCGTCGTGGCTGTCTGAAATAGCAACCACCGCCGTAAACTTCCGCGGGCCGCCATGGGCCTGCATCTGCTCGGCGCTGGCGGGGTCTTGCGGGTTATCGTTGTGCAATCCGTAATACTCGCCGCGGCCGTAGTTGACCATCTGTGCCGGTTCAATGTGGGCCAGGGGTAGCCCGCAAAGATCCGCAAACCGCTGGCGCAGTGCTGTAACCACGGCCGGCGGTTGGGTAATGTCGCCGCTTCGGCTGCGTCGGTAGTGCGGGCGTGGTGCAGGCCCGCGGGGCGTTCGCACGGTGGAAGTAGGCAGCTGGCTGGGTGGGTTCGCTGCGAGAATGGCCGCGGCCTCTGCGGGGCTTAGTGCGCCGGGGTTCTCGTATATCGGGAAAGTCGCCACCGCCATACCTCCTAGGCCGCCCGCCTGGTTAGGTCGTCGT